CCAGATCGAGGCATTGTCTGAACCGGACCCTCCGCCGGAGATGATGTTGTCTCCGTTGGCAGCGGTCGTCGAGTTGTAGCGCGGGGAAAGTCCAGTGTACTCTTCCGGTGCTGTACTTTCATCTCCGTAGAAGAGAGTGGAAGCAAACTCTTGGTTCATTCCCTCGATGTGAGGCCGATCCTCTTGCAGGCGGAAAGCCGCCGGATCGCCGGCCATCCCAACAAGGGCGGCATCGACTTCAGCATAATCTTCCAGCATCCCACAGTTGTCGGTGATCTGCACCGCTCTACTTTTAGTTGGTTGCACACCACCGTACAGTTTACGCCACGTCGGAGTGGGCAGACCGGAACGGATCGATGAACGGTGACCGGTCGTCAGGTTACCTTCCATCCACGACATATCCGTGAGGATTTCGTTTGTCGCGTTCAGAATTTCGACCACATCGGCAATGGAGCCGTCGGGGTCGGTGACCTTCGCCAGATCGGTGAGGGTCGGGTTTACAACGCTTAGAGTAGCCATTGAATATCTCCTTAGGCTGCTGCTTCGTCTTTGAACATGCTGGGGTACATGCGGCGCAGGGAAGCATCACTCTCGGCCTTGCCGCCGTCTCCGCCGACAAGATCGCCATCTTCCCGTACCTGTAACCCAGCGCGATGGAGCAGACGTATAATTTCGGGATGGTTGCCGATGCCCAGACCATTAGGGTTCTCCGGCGAAGGCTTATCGAAAAGCTGCTTCAGTTCCGGTGTCCCGAATGTTTCCATGCCTAACTTGGCGACGCTCAGGTTCTTGGCGAGGTCGTCCCCGCCCAGCTCCTTGTCCGCTTTCGTTTCAGTTGCCCAGTCCGATACACGCTGCTGATAGCCATTGGCACCTTGTTGCAGTGCCTCCTGACCCCGCTTGAACTCGCCCGCCACCAGACGATCGACTTGAGCCTGAGACAGGCCAATGTCTTTTGCGTCTGCGTGGAAAGCATCAAGCTGCGATTGGACGCGGTCGGTGATTTCCACCTCAACGCCCTCTGGAAGGGTGAACTCGTACTTGTCGGGTACACCCTCGGCTCCATCACTCTCGTCGTCCGACAGCAGAGTTCCGGTGTCCTCGGCGTCACTGTCTCCAGCGTCGCCCGTTGCGTCCTCGGCCTTGGCCTCGGACGTCGTCTCTTCCGATACGGTTTCCTCAGCGACCGGGGCTACATCCTCGGTTACTTCTTCGGTTACCTCTTCGGTGCTTTCAGCTAATTCAGCCATTGAAATGGTTCTCCTCCAGCATTTTCATATACATCTTCGGCGTCTCAGCTCGAAGAACGACCTCCAACGCAGAACCGACACTCCGCGCCCCCTCATTGAATGACGTGCTCTCTTTGTCGATCGGCACATGGCTGATGCCATCCTTGTGGCATTTGCCCCAGATCAAGTCGTACACCCAGCGGCGGCCACGCGGCTGCGCCATGATGAAGACGATGTCCTTGTCGCGATCCTGCATATCCTTCTGGGCAGCGGCGACGTGCTCAGGGTTGCTGCTGTCATATACGGAGAGCCTCTTGACCATCAGACGCTCCCTCCTCTACCCAACAGATCGGTCAGCGCGTTTGGGTGCTGCGTGTCGGTCTCGCTCAAGACCTTCGCGCCCTGCGCCGCTTGGCCGGCCATCGCTGCTGCCTCTTGCTGCTGCTGCGCCTGCGCGCGATCGGCACGCAGCTGCTCAACCTGCCCGCTGTCGCGGAGAAGGTCCGGCGAGTTTCCAAGGATTTCGGCGTACTGCCGGAGGCCCGCGTCGGCGTCGATGTTATCGGAGACTTCTGGGAAGACAGCGGCGAGGTTGCCGGCGAACCCCAAGGTTCGTTCGAGCGCGCTGGCGGCGACAGCCTGCTGGGCCTGCGCCAGCAAGCTGACGTACTCTACGCGCAGATCGACGCCCTGCAATTCCTCTGGAGACTCAGGGAGGAGGTCGGCCTCCAGCGCAAACTGAAAGACGTCATCGAGCAGCGGATCGAGCAGCTCTACATTGAGGCGCTGTAGAACTGGACCCAGCAGTACGAGCTTCTCCTCTTGCCGCTCGATGACCTCTGTCGCCGTGATGTTACGGCGATCGGAGTTGATCATCATGGCGAAGAGGTCAGCATAGAAACCTCGCTGGATGCGCTCTTGGACTTCTTGGATGTCCTGCTGCATCTCACCGAGGCGCGGCTGCACCAGATAGGCCGGCGCGAACCCTTGGCCGCCTTGCAGCGGATCAACGTATGTCGTACCGCCCGGCAGCACACTTGAAGGCTTGCCGCGCAGCGAAGTCGGCGCGGTCATCGGCGGGTTGACCATCTTGTCGATGGCCTGCGCCTTGCGCTTCTGTTGCTGCTGCAGCTGCTTGATGTCGCCGAGGCTGTCCATGCCGGGCGATCGACCGTACACGTCGCCTTGCAGCACATCCCAGCGGGGGATGTACGCCGGGAAGCGGTTGAAGCCGCCCTCGAATAGGACTGCATCGTTGTCGCTGCCCTGCTCCATGTAGACCGACTTGAACGGCATATGCACGTTGCTGAAGCTCTTGGGATCGCGCTCGGCTTTGCGGCGCGGCTCGATCATATGTATGACAGGCACCAGCTCGTCGTAGCTCTTGTTGTTCCACAGGTTGCGTGTCGCGCGGCTGACACCGGTCCAGTCGTCGACACCGTGCTGCGACTTGATGACAAACTTCTCGATGACCTGCGACACGGTCATGGTGAACGACCGGCCCAGCGTGTCGATGACGCCTTGGTCGTTCTCGGCGATGACGTACTCGCCAGCCGTGAAGGGCCGGAACCTGATGACGCTGTCAAAGCTCTTCTGTCGATACAGCGGTGCCGTGCCAAACGCTCCCAGCTCGGAGTAGACGGTGAAGGAGACGTTGTAGAAGTTCGACTTGTGCAGGATGGTGCGGCAGATACGCTCGACCTCCGCCAGCCAGACCTTGACCTGATGGTTGTCCATCGTGGCCTCGTCTCCGGTCGTGAACCGGAACCATGGCCGCGCCGGGCTGGTCATGCCAGACATCATGCCGGCAGCCATCGTTCTGATCGCCTGCGTGCCGGTGCTGTCGATGATCTTGTTGTGGCGCTTCTTGCCTCGATCGTTCTGTGACGTGTACAGGAACCTACCGCGCCTCGGCAGGAGGTAGTCGCTGAGTTCCATCCAATGGTTGCGCCACGACGTGCGGTCGTTCTCCAGCTTGACGTACCGGCGCAGCACCGTCGACTTCTTGCCGTGCGGCGGGATGTTCTCTCCGAGGTTACCGGGGTTGATGATAGGCATTATGCTGCCGCATCCCACAGGACCGTGTCGTCGACCTGCTCATCTGTGAGAAACACCGTCGGGTAATCGACACGATCAGTGTCGCCGCCGATGAGCGTGCCACCTCCCGAGCTGGGTTTGCGTGCGAGGTTCACCATGGCTATGTCAACAGCGTGCGGTTGATGGTGCTGGCCTCTTCGGTCAGCACGCCGCCCGTTTTGTTGGTTCCGGCTTGGCCAGCCGCCAGCTTCGACCGCTTGATCTCGTCGGCCCGTGCTTTTTGCACTGCCACGTCCGGCTTCTTCGGCGGAGGCGGAGGCGCGGCCGGAGGCGGTGGCGGCGGTGGCGGTGACGAGCCGCCGAAACCGGGGGCGTATAGCAGTCGCTTGAGGTCGGTGATCATTTTAATGCTCCCGCTCCTATTGTGTCGTCATCATCGAGGAGGGTTCCCTCCGATGCCGTGGCCCCGCCTGCGGACTTCTTGCGCGCTGCCAGACGGGCGACTTCATCGGCAGCCAGTTTCTTATCCGCCGCGATAGTCGTCTCCGACTTGGGTGCCCGCACCGGCGGGGGCGGCAGAGGCGCGGCCTGCGTCTTGCTGCCAAACCCCGGCATGTAGCAGGCGCGGCGGAAGAAGTTTTTGGCGCGGTATCGCATGCTATTCCCCGTGAGATGGTTCCACAGCTGCTGTGGCGTGAAGATCAGGTGTGCGCGGATCGCCGCCATGACCATGGTGTGCCCGACGCAGTTGTTGCACATCCACGGCCCATGACAGGCCTCGGTGCCGCGCTCGATCTCGATGACCTCGCAGCCCTTGCCGGTGTAGAAAGCGGCAAGGTCGATGTCCCTGTCGGCGACAGAGATCACCGGTATTCCGACGTGCCAATCGTAGACGGTCCAGAACTGCTCGCCCCTGATGGCGCACCAGACGTGCCGGCGTTTTTTGTTCAAAAGGAACCCCAGCGGATGACCGTTCACACGGCTGAATATAATTATAGCATCCATGGATTTACCGCCTTAACACACTTTAGACACGCAGTCTAGGGCATCGGGTCGTAGTCGTGCTGCATCACCGCCTCTTGGTGCGGGTTGTACGGCACCCGCGTCGCCACGACTGGGAACGCAAACGTGAGCGCCAGAGCGTCGGCCTTGTTGGGCGATGCCAACCCCCGGCTCCTCATGTGCTCCTTGCTTTCGAGCTGCTTCTTGCCGTCGAGGCGAGGCGTCAGCTCGACACCGGTCAGGTCGCTGCGCATGATCTCGTCCTCTTCGAGGCAGCCGCCCTCCTTCAACCAGACACGCATCTGCTCCCACATCTCAGCCCGCTTATTCGTGCATCCGGGATCCATGCTCTTGTCACTGAACCATACGATCTGCCACTTGTGTCGGCCCATCGTGTGCCCGACGCTGATGATGCCGGTGCCAAACCCGCCGTCGACGAACACAGCGTCGGCTTTGTAGTCGTCCTCGAACTGCGCGATCAGCTGCGCCATCTGCACGTCGTTGTCGTTGCGGGCGTAAACGCCCAACGTCTTCGAGTTGTTTCCCTGTCTGAGCTGGATTACAAAATCATCTTCTCCCGTCCACGCCGGGTCGACGCCTATGATGGCCGGCGCGAAATTGTATTCGCTCGATGTCATCTCTCTCAGCATCGCAGCGTCGACGTCGTCGGTGCTGATGAACTGATACGTCGACGCGCTTGGGAACTGCCCGAGCACGCGGACCTTCACGACGTCGCTGTCGACCCCATAGTCGTCGATCATGCGCTGCAGGTACGCCTTGTTGGTGATGGCCACTGACCTGCTGTCAATGAACCGCTTGATGAAACGGTTGCGGTTCTTTCCTAGCATGTTGGCATGGAAGCGCCCGGTGTTCCGTGTCGGGTTGCCAAAGTCGAACGTCATCGGCTCGCCGTCGGTCAGGCCGCCGTCGCGCACCTCGAATATCTTCTCTGGTATGCCGCCGGCCTCGTCGAACAGATAGTACGACGTCGAGGTGTCTCGGTGCTGCCCGGCGAACGCCTCGCTGTTCTCCTCCTTGCAGGTCTGGCCGTCGCACCGCCATCGCTTCGGGTTCGACTTGTGGTACATATTCAGACTGCCAGCGGTGCCGGCATTTAGGACGTACCAGTGCTTGGTGATCCCCATGTTGTGCCACTTGGCCAGCTCGGCGAAGGTCTTGGTGCGGAGCTGCTCGGCGGTGTTCGCGGTGATGGTGCCGGCGCTGCCGGGCCGCGTGTCGGCTATCCACCGTATGATCCACGCGGACAGGCAGGATTTCCCGATGCCGTGCCCGCTGGCAGTGCTGAACTGGATCGGGTTGACGGCGTTGACGCCATCGAAGCGCCGCTTGGTGACCTCGTTGCCCAGCTCGATCAGGAACTCCCGCTGCCAGTCGTCTGGCCCAGTGCGGCCCTCCAGCTCGGTGCCCGCGCCGCCCCAAGGATACGAGAACAGGACATGCCCCAGCGGGTCGGCGTAGAAGCCGGCCATCGCGTCGACCAACTCCCCTTCGGGGTCGTCGGCGACGCTGCTCACTATATCGGCTCGTAGTCGTGCAGCGTCTCGGCCAGCCCCGTCGCCGGCCTGCCGACGCACTCAGCCCGATCGGTGTACGCCGTCTTTTTCTCGCCGCACTGGGTGCAGACCTGCATCGTGCCGCTGCCCGGCGGGGGGTTGCCCCAGCGGTGATTGTTAGATCGTGACGCCTCTCCCGGCCCCACGCCCTCGTTCTGCTCCATCCTCATCGTTTGTCCTCCGCCAACCGTGCTCGGCCCTGTTGCAGCCGCACCGCCAGGTCGTCCGCCCTGATGGTCAGCTCCTGCTTCTCCGATGGGTAGATGCCGCCGAGCTTGCCGATCTCCCGCGTCGCGCCGCTCATCGCTCCGGCGTTCCCAGTCTCCTCAGCCAAATCCACTGCGTCACGCTGTCGCTGCAGACACCATGCCAGATCATACTGAGTTTGCTTGACGGCGGGCGCTCTCAGCTCAGCAATCCTTGCAGCAATCTTGCAATTTCCCATCAACCTCGATGATGCCTCGTTGACTGTCTTCTTAGAAGCTTTGCCGCCGGGGTACGCTGCGCGGTAACAGTCAGACACCGATCCGGTCGTGCCGCCCGCAACTAGTAGGCAGAAATGTGCCTGCTTGGCAGTCAGCTTCTTATCGTCCTTGCGTTTCTTCTTGGTCTTTACGCCCTCGCCACCGGCTGATTTGTTGGCAAGGTTCTCGACGCCAATCCTCTTTATGACCTTACGCTCCTCCTTGAGCGCGGCCTCCTCGTCGTCATGGTGCGACAGGACGATGGCACCCGGCTGCAAACCTTTGTCGCGGATGCTCTTGATCAGTTTGAATTTGGCACTGGTCTCCGCCCCGGCCATCTCCTTGGAGACTGAGCGAAAATGCTGAACCTTCCGATCGCCGCTGCCCTTCCCGATATAGAAGGGCGCACCGAGCTTGGTCGGATCGGTTAGAGCATAGACATAGTGATGCTTTGCCATGCCGTGGGCCTTATCACATTCTGGCGTTCCTGTCGAGGAACCACTGGCACATCAGCGCGGCCTCGGCGATGCCGTCGTTCTTTTTCAGCGACCATGCCGGCATCTCGCCGAACTTGCGCTTGGCCAGATCGAGGCTGGCCTGCTTGTTTCTTTTACCGCCGGGGAGCTGGAAATGTTTCTTCCAAACATTCGGCGTGACCCACTCGATGCGCGGACATATGAGCTGCGCCACCGTCTCCACCGATCCGCAGCTCCTGCCAAATGCG